TAGCGAATATTGACCAGCAGTTTTTGTTCCGTTCTTGCTGACAATGGTTACACCAGCGGCCCCAGACACTGTCACCTGACCTGCGTCAAGTTGCATCATTAGAAGCTGTGTGCCAACAGGAAAGTCGGTTGTAACAGAGCCTGTGTCAGCAGCAATTGTTACCGCAATTGGATTTGGATTACTAAGCGTGATTAACTTGCCAGCGTCACTTGGAGAAGTCACAACAGGCGTGAACGTCGTGCCAGTCTGCGCGTTGATAAGCACCATTGCCGTGGCAATTGGCGTTCTGTTAAGCACAGAGAACTGATTGGACTCGGTAATGTAGAGCTGCGTGTTATCCCACTCAAGAGCGCCAAGTGCGCGGGTGGACAGAAGCGTGGCAGCGCCAGTTGTGAAGCTAATTGGGTTAACTGTGCCTGTGTTTGTAGCCAGCGTTTGCCTGCCGCTAAACGTATTTGCCGCAGTGGTTGCGTTGCTGTTTCTGGAGCCAACAGAAGGCGTGGTTATTAAACTTTGTCCAACTGTAATATCTGTCTTTGACGCAAGTGCTGGCCCAATAGCGGCTCTTATGGCCCCTGCATTTGCATTTCCGTATTTAATAACACACATAGTGTTATTCTTTACGGTTCCAGAAAACCATGCTGGACGTGTCAACTCTGTTGTGACACTTGCAGTTCCAACTCTAGTAATAACCCACGGGCCGCCAGCAGCAGTATTTGGAGTTGTTGTGGTTGTTTGTCCTCCAACAAAAACCGTATCACCCACAGATGGCGCAATGCCTTCAATCGTAAGTACAGCAGGAGTATTGTAAGTTAATACATTTATTCCAGAGGTTGTCATTGACCCTGCAATTGCAGCACTAATGTAGTAGTCAACTTGTTGAAGGCCGCCCATTGCAGTGCGAGCGGCTTCTTGTGTGATTGCTCCAGTACCACCAAGCTCGATCCCCAGCGGAGCAGCCGTCGTAAGCGCAGGCTGGTAGGCAGACAACTGGCCCGTTGTCGCCAGTCCGCTCAGTGACGCCGAAGTAATCCCGCCAAGGTTGCTCAGTGCAGATGGTGCGTCCGTTGCGCCTGTGCCGCCGTTGGAAATATCCAGCGTACCAGTCAGGTTGAACGTCTCGCTGCCGCTTGTAAGTGGGGTGACCGGAAGAAATGACAGGCCGGAAACTTGGCTAGTCATCGCAATGCTCGTAATTTTACCTAAACTAGCCAAAGAAGCCGTTTCAAGCGCACTGACGCGCCCGTAAGCGTCCACGCTGATAACAGGCACTGCTGCGCTCGATCCCACGTTTGTCAGCACACCCGGGCCAGCAGTCTCAAGAGCAATCGTTCCAGTTCCCGTGATGGTGCCGCCTGTGAGGCCCGTGCCAGCCGTGATGGACGTAACAGTGCCAGAGCCGCCAACTGCAATAGCTTCAGTCGTGAGTGCCGTGATTTGGCCGTAAATGTTGGCCGAGATGACCGGAACTGCGACAGATGATCCTGCGCCTGTGATGACTGGGATTCCAGTGGTTTGCAGTGCAAGCGTGCGGCTTGCAGACAAGTCGCCTCCGCCAGTCAATCCTGCGCCAGCAGACACGCTGACTTGGGACATCTGGATTTTGTTTAACGCAAGGGGCGCTGCGGTCGAGACATCCGAGTCGGTGATCAGTGACGCCGGGTTCTGTGGAACACCGTTGATGATCTTTACTACACCTGTGCCACCCACAGACGGGATCGTCGTGTGAACGTGAGAAGGGGTGCCATCGCCAAAGTCGATTGTGGCAGTGTGTCCAGCGGCAGAGGCCTGTACTTGCAGGAGGATGTAGAGCCTGTCGGATGGCGTCACATCGGTCTGCGGGATCACCACCGAAATGGCAGTCTGAACCGTGGTGCCGTTGTTGCTGACAACAGCAGTGCCGGACGTGGCAATCAACGTGGAAGTTGTGCCATCCCACTTGTAGACCTGCACGCGCAACAATGTCGGCGCATTTGCGTTTGCGTCTGACTTAGCCCACACGTTGAAGTCGAAGATGCCAGCCGGGATATCTTCAAGGTTCGGGTCAAGATCATTTGAAACAAACCCAGCGATGTCCGTCCACACGTTACTGGTCAGCACCGCTGACTGCACGGAAGTCTGGGCCACCTCAGCAACACGTCCAAGTTGCTTTGATCCTGCCGGAGCTGGAGAAATTGGAGACGTGCCATAATTAAGGTAGAATAGCACGCCACCGCCACCAGAACCACCTGCTGCTGGAGCTGTAGCCACCCATGCCGAACCATTCCAAGTCAACACTTGTCCGCTGGTTGGAGCAGCGGCAGACACATCCTGACCTTGAATCTTTGCGACCGTTGGGTTCGGGTAATTGCCGGACAGATCTCCACCAGCAGCGGCAGTCGCAGACAGTGCGCCAAGACTTGTTAATGCGGCAACACTGGTGGTGGCTCCAGTTCCACCTTGCGAGATGGCAAGGGGTGCAGTAGATGTTAGCGCAGGTTGAAGCGCGTCAATCTGGGTTGTCGTTGCATAGCCGCTAAGTTGATCGGTTGTGGCAAACCCTGAAAGCTGTGCAGTTGTTGCGTAAGATCCAAGCTGTGTGGTGGTCGCAAAGCCAGAGATTTGAGCCGCGCTAACTGCATTTTGATTGTAATTGACAACAGAAACGGAGATGTTGCTTGTGCCAACGGTGATGGCTCCGCTTGTGGCCTTGCCTACGTTGTAGATGTACCCAGAACGAGTGTTCCCAGCGCCAACACTAACAGTGACGCCTTGATAGATAGTTCCGCTGAACCATGTTGGGCGAGTCAAGACAGCGCCAGATGAACTAGTGTTCATCGCGGTCACAATCCACGGCCCGTTTTGTTTTGCATCAGACTGAGCCGTAAAAAGAACTACAACGCCAAGAGAAATATTTTGGCCATCAAGATTTGGGGTGCCAAAAGAAGTGTAAGTAAACGTGTTAGGCGTGGGGACAGTGTTTGACGTTCCATCTTGATTTGTTAAGGCCGCCAACCCGGTCACGTAATGGCCCGTGCCGCCTGTCTGAACCGTGCCGTCATAAAATCTCACACCTCCAGATGCAACCGTTAATGCTGGAAGTCCTCCAGTGGTATTGATCGTCAATCCACCAGTCATCGTCGAACCGGACTTCAACACATAAGCATTTAACTGCTGGGTATCGAACGCAGGGACTTGAGCAGACGTGATCCCGCCAAGTGCAGCAAGTGCGCTGGGTGCATCGGTCGCCCCGGTTCCACCGTTAGTGATAGCAATAACGTCACTTGTGGCAAACGCTCCAATCGAAGCGGGGGTAATCGCCGCAAGTTGGTCTGTGGTGGCAAATCCAGATTCAGCGTCGGTCGAAATAGCCCCGATGCTCGTGGGCGTGACTCCCGCAATCCCTTGGGTGACCAGCGCGTTGACTTGAGCGGTATTTGCAAAGCCAGCAACAAACAGACTTTTTGCGGCAGTCTTGGTATCACCTCCTTGATTTAAAACAACAATGTCATTGTCATTGACAGTGCTTGCTACTGGAAGTTGAGAAATTTTGATGTCTGGCATAACTTTATGTGGCTAAAATTACCTTATAGATGTCTGGCTACGAAGTAAATGTGATTGTGCCAGAAGTTGTGAATGTGTGGATCGTATTTCCGCTTACTGTTGTGACGGTGCCTCCAGTTGCTCTCTGCGCTCCAGTGTACCAGATTACTACACGTCCAGATCCGCCATTTCCACCTGAGCCAAAAAACCCTGACCCGCCTCCACCTCCGCCAAGGTTGTCAGTTCCGGCAAGGCCATCTGCATTCGGCGAGATATCGGAAAAACCTCCCGCACCTCCACCTCCAGTGCCTCCTGCTAACCTAGAAGTACTGCTGGTACGCCCGCCGCTTCCTCCTCCTCCGTAAACTGTGGGAGTGCCTGCAATTGTTACGGATTTTCCTGCCCCGCCAGCACCTGCTGCTGTTAAAGTTGCATTTCCGCCAACAGCGCCACCTCCACCTCCGCCCCCGCCCGCTCTGTTTGTTACGGCCCACCCTGTTCCGCCATTAAATCCTTGGCCAGAAGTTCCTGATCCAGCCGTTCCAACATTATTTTGGAATGTAGCACCTCCGCCGCCAGAGCCTCCGTTAAGGCCATTGACGGCATTCGTGCCACCGCCTCCTCCGCCTCCTAAAGAAAACCACGGGGAATTTTCTATAAGCGAATTTGTCCCGCTAGAGCCTCGTCCAAGCGCGCCTCCGCCTCCTGCGCCAACAGTTACGGTGTACACTTGAGAAATTTCAAGTGTTGCAGTCGTTGATGTGACCACTCCACCACCTCCACCTCCAGCCGAACTGTCATCCCCCCCGCCACCTCCACCTCCAGCAACAAGCAATATATTAAATGCTGTTGTAGGGGCAATCCCTTGAGAAAGCGCAAAAGATCTTGAAAACATTAGTAAACGTAGTTTTTAGAAACATTTCCGTACCATTTATTTCCGTCAGAAACAAATGAAAATATATCAAGTCTTCCAAGTGTGTTATTTGTTGATGGCGGGAGTCCTCCAGACCAAACAACATTAGTAAATGTTACAGAGTTAACAGCAGTTCCAGTTGATGGCTGCTTAAGATACAAAGCAAATGATTTTCCTGCTTGCAGTGCAGGCATTGCAAACGTACACGTTGTGCCAGAGGTTAGCTGTGCAATAATTACCGTGCTTGTTGCGATAGATATAGTGTAATTTGATGCAACTGTTACGGATGTAACTCCTTCCAGATATCCATTGATTGTTGGATTTTGTACTGTTGGCGTAGTTGCAAGAACAGCGTCACCAGAGCCTGTAACTCCGCTTGCCAAAACAGCCGATCCTGTCCCAACAACTCCGCTTGCCAAAACAGCCGATCCAGTTCCAGTAACTCCACTTGCAAACACCACAGATCCAGTGCCAACCTCGTCAGTAAGTGCGGCAGCTAGATTTGCGCTGGTTGGAGTCTCCAAAAATGCAGAAACGCCAGTTCCAAGATCTGTAAATTTTATAGCTCCTATAGCACTTGCGTCAATGGCAACTGAAGCGGCTGAAGTAATTCTGCCCTTGGCATCTACTGAGAACTGGCCGACTTGAGTAACTGATCCGTAAGTTGACGCAGTAACGCCAGTTGTTGTTAATTCCGGGCTTGGATAAGTGCCAGTTAAATCGCCACTGGCAGCTCCGGTGGGGGTGCGCGAATCACTTAATCGTGGGTCATTCCCAACACATACATTGGTTGGCCCTGTTCCAAACGCTGGACGCACTAAAGATATGGCTGCTTTTTTTGTAGTGCCACCTTGAACAAGCGGAACAATATCAGCGTCATTTGCGATTGACGCCGCTGGAAGATCTGAAATTTTAATGCTCATGAGTTAACCAATGTTGATGCGCTGGCTGGCTTCTGTATTAAGAAAATCATTTGCTTGCGTCAAAATACGAACACTTGAAGGAACGTCTACTTTTTTAAAGGCAAATGTTTTGGAATTACCCCTTACTTGAACGCGAGCAAAGTTTTTGTTTATGTCAAGCGAAGTGTTAGCGTTTCGCTTTCTAATAAATTGAGTAATCATATCAGTAAGTGTACACCATGTCCAGCCTCTGAATTTGACCTTGTTGGCGAATAAGAACATCAATCTGTTGCTGGATTGCAGATTCTGCGAGCTGTTCAAACACGACAGCTTCTTCGGCGCGACCTTCAGATTTTAGAAAATCAGAAGACACAGAGTTTGCTAAATAATCCCTAAACCTAGCAGGAATTTCAACAATTTGCCAAATTTCCGACGTTTGCACAGATGGGCTAACTCCAGCAACTGCATTGGTTTTGGCAAAGAAAAAGTTTCCATTGCTTGGCTTTGTTTTGTCTCCAATGTAGTAGTTTCCGCTATCTTGCCCTAAATCAAAGTAAATCTGCGCCCCAGTCGTGTATATGGAGGTTGGATCGTATTTTAAACCAAACATTCGGGGAGGCTCTAAACGATATTGCACAAACTGACGGCCAGCCTCAAATGTGCGAAGGTAACTCACATCGTCATTAAACGATTGTGGAGATTGGTCTGCAAAATCCTCAACAATAAACGGCAATGGAATTGCTCTGGTTGATTGTCTTGGATCGTTACTGTAAACGCTTAACCCCTGCAAAGACCCCTCTGGAATCTGAATAAGCAACTGCTGGTTGTCCATAAACAACACCTTGCTTGCCAAAGGTGAGTTTGGGCCGCTGTACTCAAAATAATTTGTACTTGTAAATGGCGTCTCAACGACAATGCTTGTTATATATTCACCAATGCTATCAACTGCCGTCGAATAAGTGAATTGATATTGCTCTTCGTCAATTGGAGACAAGTCTCCGTTTTCGATTGATCCGTAAAATGGGTTCAAGAACTTTACATACGACTGGGAAATTGTGTTCTTTTTGTAAGCGTCGTTTGCAAAGTCCTGCAAGTAAATGCGCTTAAAGTTGGTGTCAAAGTTAATGCGCGTTGTGTTTGTGTTAAGGTCGTTTTGAGCAAACAAGTCCTGCAAGTCTTCTGTGGCTATCGGAATATCGGATTCAGTGGCCAAAATATTTAACCCAGCGTCAATCGACTCCACGGGCAGCCCCGGCCAAGTGTACATGTACCGCTGAATGTCAGGCCACTCTTCGCGATCCCAGATCACAGACAAACGTCTGCCTGTGAAGTCACGAATGGCTCCAAAAGACTTATCGTTCAGCGTGGCGCGATCCAGCCCTACAAGCTGGCAGACAGAAGCAAGAATGTCGCTAAACGGGACTGTCTTCATTGATAAACGGTGCGAGAGCGGACGTTAGTGGACGGAACCCATCCTACACTGATTTCTTTTGTGCCGCCAGAGTTTACTTTGCACTGGTTGTTGTCGCGCAAGAACTCCCTCATAAACCCCTTGTCATCCCAACACTGATAGCCAAGTTTGTGGCCCCAGAAATGATACGCATGTCCCGGTATGCTTGCCACCTTCTGCCCAAGTCCTTCAATCGACTTGTGTCGCATCTTGGTGTACTTGGCTGCTTTCTTTGATTCGATTTCAGCGGTTACACGGTTCATCTGCCAGCCGCGCCGAAATTCAGCCTCCATCTGTACTGCTAGACTAGGATCGATGTTGAGCATAAAAATGTCCCCGTCTCTCCGAGGTGTCACACCACTGACTCAACCAGCTTTCGCCAGCCAGCTTTCGCCAATCAAGTCCGGCGGCATGGAGCCACCAGCAGGTGTCGCTCTCCAATTAGAGGAGTAATCGTCTCTCCGATTAGTCACACCACTCGTTTGCGCCTATAGGTATGGTGGCCAAAGGTCGGCAGGTGTCGCTGGTAGGGGGACTAGCTTGAGAAGTCAAACTTGCCGAGACCCAGCGGGTTCCCGACAACAAGACCGCAAACCGCTTCAACGAGGCGAGCAGGGCCACCACCAAAGCTAGGCAGGGCTTCCACCGCAGCGACGTTCCCGCCGTAACGGACTTCGATCAAGTCCATATTCAGGACAAGACCTTTGTACGGGGTCACCGTCCATGCGCCCGAGCTGATCGTTCCGAGGAACACCGTGGGGTGCAACTTGACCGTGCCGAAGTCACCTTGGAACACGTCCACGGACTGAATGTACGCCTCAGCTGAAGCATCACGCTGGAAGGTTTGCACCTTCGTTGCGCCTGCGCCAGTCACACCGGAAGTGGTCGTGGTGGTCAGTGCGGTCGTGCCAAGCAGGCTGGTGAAAGCACGCTTCAGGTCGGTGCCAACGATGGCATCGTAGGAGCGGTACTGACCAGTCTGGTTGTAGATGCTCTTGAGCAAGCCCTGCACAGCCGTGTCGGTCAAGCTGCTGGATGCACCAGTCAGGATCGAGTCCGTTGGGGTTGCAAACGTGCCGGGAACATTTGGAATGCCGCCACCGATAATCCCGGTAGTGCTGATCCAAGTCTGAACCCCTGCCGTAAGGTAGGGAACAGAACCGTTGTCCTGCTGTGCCGCTTGGTTGGAGCAAAGTGTCGTTTCAATCGACCGCTTGCACTGAAGGATCGACTTAGACACGTTGTACGCCAGCTCATCGCGCACGCCAGCCACCTGAGCAATGTCAGTGGACAGCTTGGACACACGGACAGGATCCATGCGGAACACCTGAGCGTAGTTTGCAAGTTCAGTACGGAAGCCAACATCAAAGTTGGTGTAGTCGCTTGAGGTCACGTCAGTGCCGTCAACCGTACCACCGATCTTCGGTGCGGGGTTGCTATCTGCCTGCCAGCGGAAATACATATTTCCGGGCTTGCTGCCCTTGCGGGCCATTGAAGTGAAGGGCGTGTCTTTTGCGTCCACCATGCTGATCATGTCAGCAAGATCTTCGCGTTTACCACGTCCAGTAAGTTGGGGTTCAGTAAGAAGTGCCATAAAACTAAATAAGGTTAACTGGGTTAAGGACTAAACTAAGTCCATTGCTTTGATAAGGTCTTCAACGCCGCGAAGGGAGGAGTCCTTTGCAAAGGATTGCTTGGCTTTCTGTAGGTCCGACTGATTTGCTACCACTGGAGCGGCTTTAACCGCAGGTTGAGCTGGGGCGCGTTTAATTGGAGTTGCCGTCTTCTTTGCCGCCTGTTTTGCCGCCATTGCTTCGGCACCAAGGGCAAATATTCCAGCCAACCACAAATGATCCGGCCTGCGCTTAACCTCTGGGAAGTCTTTGATGACCTGTTGCGCCAGCAAGTACTTTTCGCTTTTGGGATCTGCCAAAAACGGCATTTCCTTGATTGCGTTGGCTTTTGCTTGGGCTTCGTGTTGAATATATTCAGCACGAGCAGGTAATTCGACCTCCTTGCGCCTCATTGCCACCTTCTTCAGGTTGCGAACCTCCACGTCACTTAGTTCGTGTTCAACTCCGTCAGAGGTCTTTAAAGTACCTCCATCGATGTTGTCTTCGCACCACATAAGAAGCTCTAATGCATTCTGGTGTTCTTTCCTGATCTGTTCAATCGAGGTCAAACGCTGTACTGCATCAGAAACATCGACCCTTGCTTCAGGAACGTAAGACTTTGCAGTCTCAAGTTCTTGCTGCAATTCGGCCAATCTGGCTTTTTGCGCCTCCAGTTCCGCTTGAGCGGCCTTCTTCGCAGCAACCAACTTGTTGATGCGCTTCTGGACACCCTTGCTTAGTGGACTTTCTTCAGCCTCGCTTTCTTCTTCAGCGGGTTGATCGGCTTCCTCCTCAGCTTCAACTTCCGAGTCCACAATTGGCTCCTCAGTCTCCACTTCAGGTTCTGCCTGCTGCTCCTCTTTGGCTGGAGCCGCCCCTTCCTCGTCAAGGAAATTTGATTTGATGAAGTCAGCTAGGCTATCTCCATTAATCTCTCCGAGGTTATTTGCAACGGGTACTTTTACTGCCTCCTGACTCCCGGAATCAGGCTGTGGGGTTGTTTTAGTCATGCTAAAAGGTAGCAAGTCCTTAATTTATCATTCCAGTAACGCTGGAAAGCCCGTCAGTGGCGTTATGCCAAATCTTCTGTAGGAGTCAAGCCATTTAATTGTCTTGCATCCTGTCTAAATTGTACAAGTGTCGATAAAACTAGATTAATGCCGTCCGCTGAACCACATGCGTGTATTCTATCTTCGCCTTTTGTGTCTTTGCCGATGGCAATCATCCACTGCTGCTGCTGCATGTCTTCAATTAATTTAATGACTTCAGTCCAAACAATGTTTTTGCCTGAAAATCCAAAGGCGTTCTTTTGATCTTCCGTCATTATTGTTGTGATACAGGAGTTACACCAATGCGGCCAATCTGCGCGTTTTGCTGCTGCATAATCGACATTTGAAGACTCTTAACGTAGTTTTCAAACAAAGCCTTGAAGTTCTCGTCTTGCTGAAGAGCCGCCTGCGCTTTCGGGTTGGATTGCATGACCTGTTGGGCGTACTGCAACTTGGTCTGTGCGGCAGGATCGTTCTCTTGGTAAAGCGCCTCGTTGCCAAGCAGCATGTTGCCAATGTCTGACTGGACATCCTTGAACATCTGTCGGCTTGCATCCTGTGGATCGAGGATAAGCTCCTGCGCCATCTCTGGCGCGACAGCTTGAATCATCATTGCTGTCAACTTGTTGCGATTTAGTACTCCGCCAGTATCCATCTGTGCAATTTGACTCAGGAACTGGATCTTTTGCGCGATGTACTCCTTGTCCAAGTCCATGACATCAAACTTGACGGTAAGGTCAAATTCGTTGTGGATTTCTGACAAGCTCTGCGGAAGTTGTCCGCCTGTGATGCGCTGGATCTCCTCAGGACTCATGTACTGGCAGCAAAGCGAGAACATCTGCCGATAAACACTTCTCCAAGTAAGCAGCCAAGTATTAACAAGATCCTGCTGTGCGAGTTGTGTCTTTGATGGCGCGACAAGCGGGTTGACGGTGCCAAAGTATGCGGCGTGACTGGCTTCGACGCGCTCAATCAACTTGAACGCCACCGTGGGTTCACGGGCTGGAGGCTCCATGAAACTGTAGTCGGTCGGGTTGACCACTGGCAGTTGGATGCCGGGTCCAACCTTGTTAATAGCTCCGATTCGTTTGACGACTTTAATGGGAGGAAGAGTCGAGAAGGCAGTATGATCCCGGATGGAGTCGTGCTGCGCCTTAATTTCGTCCTGATCCGTGTGAGCAAGTTCAGGGACACCGCGAGTATCAGTGATGGCACGACGAATGCACTCACGACGAAACTCCACAAACGGATACTCTCCGTGCGCGTAGTCCAGTCTCTCATGTATAGCATAAGAGATTCTTTCTTTGCGATGATCCACGGCTGCTTGTGGACAGATGACGGTGTAGTAGATGCAAGGGGCTTTTCCATCGAGACTTTTGGTGTAGCAGTACACCACCTCAATCATGTTCTGGTAGTTGAGCGCATTGTATACAAGAAGCTCTGTCGTCGGCAGGATGTTCGTGTTGTACATCGTGCTGCTCTTGCCAGCCATCTGCACGGCAAGTTCCACCCAGTCCTTGTTCCAGCCTTCTGTCGTAATCTTCTCACGGATCTCCACTTCACTCATCCAAGTGCGACGAAAGATGACACGCGAGCGTTGCAGGTCGGATGTTTCAGGCGGGAAGATGATTTCATCCCAAGGTTTAAGCGCGACAATCTCGGGTAGGTTCTTGCTGACATACTCCTCGTCGCGGGTCGTCATGCCTGTTTCGGCAAGTTCCCTGACCATGCGTTTTGCCTCGGACTCCGTGGTGCCGGGTACTGCGGCCTGAATGATGGCGGCAGCCTCTTCAGACTGGCGCATGATCAACTCTGGCAACTGCATCAGCGTGGGACTGCCGCTTTGCTGGGCAATGGCAATGACCTCGTCCATCGTCACGGGCTGCTCGCGCTTGCTGATATTCTGCCTCCAGCCTACAAAGAACGCGCTCCAGCCGTATTGCAGGGCATACTGGGCGGCAAGTTTGGCCTCACGCCTGAGTTCCAGTGGCATCTTGTTGTCGCGAACCCACTGTAAAAGGGTGGTTGCCACTCCGCTAATGGTCATGTCGTTAAGTTCGACACCATTTGCACGAATATTGGAACGCTCAAAGGCTGTGACCAAAAGGGAGGACAACTCGTTGCAGGTTGAGTCAATCAAACGGTTGCGAACATCGCTTGCGCCCTCAAACGGCCATGCCGGGTCGCCTTCGGGGCGGACTTCGCTGTGTTTCTTACCGTCGTCGCTCTGACCAGCCCACCGAGCAAAACGCACATCATCAAACTTGATCGTCAGGTTGCCCTGCGTCGAGTTGATCATGGCACGGTTGTATTCGCTCAACAAATCCCCAACATCAGGGACATTCGTCGCAATAGCCAGAGGATCAGAAGAAGCTGAATACATAGAAAGTTAAAGTTCAATAAGAGCCGCATTTTGACATTTGAATCATCTGCTTTTCCCATTGTTCGCCGCCAAAGTGTTTAGGTTGCATGACAACAAGGTAGCCCAAAGCGTCAATAGGATCTTTACTAGCACCCTTCTGACCATCGGCCCCAGTCCACTCCCTTAAACTATAAATCAAGTTTTGACAAGATTCATGTACCATTATTTTAGGGTGGTTATGTTCCCTATCAAGCGGCTTTTCCCTGTCGTAACATAACATGTCATTAATTAAAATGACCCGTTCCTCAACCGGAACCGCAGCAGAAGGCAATAAGTACAGAGGAACCGTAGCTTCGGCAAACAAGTCCACAATGGTGACGCCACCCTCTTTGGTGATGGTCTCCGTGCCTGCGGTTCTAGGGTCAATATAGCGTTCGGCGATGTCTTCCCTAGTGTTTCCCTGTGTTTCCAGTCCCCAGATCAGCTCACTGTACTCGTTCACCCCTCTTCCAGCTCCGCTTCTTTGTGCAGGGCCGGGTCTGCCGTCAGGCTTGTCACTGGGGAGCGCCCATTCCCCGTAACTTTGGTCAGGCCATTCACGGTAGATCCACAGTATACCGTCCATGTCCACCCTGCCCCACAGCATGAACCAGTTCCGCGCTCCAGCGGGGTCGATTGCCATGTAGTTTGTCCCTTCCGGGGCCATGTCCATGACATCCCCCTTAAAGATGTTAACCTCGCCAAAGTAGGGAAACTCCGTGCCAGCCGTCTGGTCGGCCCAGCCGTAGCAGCGAATCTTGATGTCGTGCGTGGATCTTCCAGCAAGCTCCTGCTTCATGCGGGTCCAGTTGTTGTACGGGTTCAACTTGGAGTGAAACCAAACGCAGGCATGCCTGCCATAGATGTTTTCAGCCGTATAAGGCATGTGACCAGCTGGAACGCCCAAGACGTTGTTATTAGGCAAAAGCTCACTTTCCTTCCATTTGGTGATCTTGGCGGAATTTACATAGTCTTTTACCGTCTGGGTGTAGCCTTGAACCGGGGTAAAGGTAACGAGCAACTTGCCATTTCGGGTGACCAAACGGTAGCGCAAAGTGTCCAGCCAGTCTTGAGGCACAAGTTCATCACACCAAACAAAGTCAACCTCGCCACCTTCGACAACCTTGATGTCCTGCTTGTAATTCAGGAACCAAATCTGGTTTTTCATGTAAACAGCCGTATTCTCGCTAAAGCCGTTCTTTTGGGTGAAGCTAATTTGAATATTGTTGTTTCTTTTGGCATTTTTAAGTTCTGTGGGAAGGTACTTATAAAACACAGTCTGCTGCATCGCGATGCTGGTCATACTGCTGGTATGCAAACACCAAATGCGGAGACCGCGCTGGTGAATCCTTTCCAATATCCAAGGCGGCACGTTCCCGGACAAGTCAGCCCCGACAAACGCCTGAGCCATCCTCTTGGCAGCCCACTCCGTCTTGCCAGCCCGGTTCCCGCCCAATCCCACGATCTCATTATACTTACACAAAAGTTCATCAGCATCCTTCCAAGCCTCAAGTTCAGCCCCATACCTGTGCGGGTCGGAGCTCTCAGCGTTAACCCTGTTCTCCCTGACAATAAACAACTCCATGACCTTTTCAGGGCCAATGTTGTCGATCATCGTCAGCCGCTGCTTCTTGTCCGGTAAAGGCAGGGTGGGATGCTCTGTAAGTTTAAACCTTAAAATTTTGTCTATCAGCCTGTCTTTTTGTTCAGAATCCATTGACATACTCTGTATCACAGCTATTCTATTTGTGTAGGCCAAAATAGGCCTGCCGTGTAACCTCTGGGAATCGAACATGTTGTCGGCCCACAGGCGAAGGAGAGGTTCCCCTTGCATGAAAACCGGGGGGGATTAAAAACTCGGGAGCTGGGAGCCCGATACTTCCAAGTAGTCCACGAAAGAAGACTAGCGTAGGTTGACTCGGGTACCCTCTGCGCGTGACTTGGTAAAAGCGAAACGAAAGGCGACGGTGACGGTGAGTCATCTTACTTTGAGTTGAGCTAAGTAACTTACAAAAAGATTTTCTCTTTTTGTTATCTTCTTCGGAAGGGTTACTTATGCTCACTCAGGTCTCTGGTTCTGGTGAGTTTTCTTACTTTTACCTTTTACTTTAAAAGTAGAAGATAGGGATAGCGAGCGAGAGCGAGCGGACAAAGACAAGCCTGAAGGAAAGCTAAGGGTAGCTTTGCGCTTTGCCTAGAAACATACTGTCACCCTTGCAAGTTATCCTTTGACCACGCTTCAAAGTTGCACCTTTACCTCCCACAAAGATGGTCTTCCCACTCTTTACCCTGACATATCTTGTATTTGGGAAGATGTTCTCCACCACATCCACAAAGATGTTGTCACTTTGACTTAACTGCTCAACTTGTTTTTCCAACTTAATCGGGGCAACTTCAATTTTAGGCTCATCTAGGCCCAACTTGGCTTCCAAAGATAACAAGATGTCTTCGCGATAGACGTTCTTGCGGCCAAGTTTGCATCTTTTGTCGAAGATAACAACATAATCCCGGCCTTCCTGCCACAACTTGAGCTTATCTTCAAACTTGTCGCCATAGACCTCTTTAACTTGTTTCTCGCTTACAGTGAAGTTCATGATCATCTTGAACTAAACGACCAAAATTCATACGTCAACTCAGATTATTCGTCACAAGGTGCCATTCTGGCGTGCCTGCAGGGCCACTGTACAGGCTTGCAGGTGACGGCTACAGGGTACACGTAACAGAGTAAAAGAGGGGGGGTCGTTTGCAAAAATAAAGTGTGGGGGGTTGGATGCGTCGCGTATTTACGGGATAAAAGCAAATCGACCCCCGCCCCCCCTACTTGCAAAAATCACAAGCAAAAAGAGCGGAGTCGACTGTTTCTTTCGGGAGTTTACCGGGCTCTACCGGGCTGACCAGTTTGCCGGGTCGTGGGGTTGAGTAGGGGCGGGAGGAGGGCAACGCATTCAGCATTCAGCATTCAGCGACACCCCTATTCACCTTCACGCTTGCCGATCCACTTCCCATTTATTGAACCGCTTTTTGCCTAGCTTTTCTCCTACGCGCTCGCAGAGCGCAACGGCCCCGCAAAGGGCAGTCACGATTAACATGGGGGCACAAAGGGCCAACGCCGAAATAATAATGTCAGTCATAATCATGCAACGTAATCAGACCAGTCTGCGCAGACCTCACACAAGAACGTGTTCCTCCCTGAACGGTAGCTGACCTCCCGCGAGCCGCACGAGTGGCAGTCCAGAGGGACAAGATCCCGAGACCCCGTCCGCTGCCGATACTCCCTTCCGAACCCTATCCCGCTCCAATAGGCAGCCGAATCAAGATTGCAATTGGATTGCCATACTTCCGGTGTTCTCCACGAGCCTTGCCCCTCATTAGCGATTAAGAGCTTTCCCTCATTATTTAACAGGGCGACCTTGCCATATCCCAGGCGTTGAATGTCCTCTTCAATCGACTGAACAGATATCTTTTTGATTGTCCTAAAATAAGCCTCTGAGTCAGTTATATCTCCCTCCGGTTTGATGTTACTAAAAACACCGTTGTGGGCTCCTACCCATGCGGTTCTCTTATCCGAGACTTTCGGGAGCGTGAACGGGTGAACATTATTCAGAGTCGCGCTTCCATGCGTACCCATTCGCCAATGTAAAAGAGCAGGGACATTATCGGGGATCCGCTGAATTGAATCCCACGCGACTTTTTCCGTGAGACTTTTGCTTATCTTCAACTTCCCGCCGCTTGCATATGCGAGCCCGAAGCCGTCCGAATTTATTCTCCATGCATTACTGAATTCCTCTTTGGTAGGTTTCCAACTTCCAGCTTTTCTTACAACTAATAAACACATTATTTTATTTCCTTTCCTTTATTTCACTAATTCAATCGCTCTTTTGATTACTTCTGCACCTTCCCTTGCAAGCGTTTTGAGGCTTTTACCCTTTGCTAATTGTTCCAAGCCTTCAACTGCAAATAAATAAGCCTCGATGCGGGAAGGCTTCAGACTGCCGCTAAATAATCTCCACTCGATTCTACCGTATGACGAAACATTCAACGCCGCATATTTCCCTTGGTGGCCCCTTGCTAGGGCTTGTAAGCGCCTCCTTGCCCCGTATAGAACGCCGTTGCTATAGGGAGAGTAGGAATCACACTCACGTCCCGCCAATTGAATGAGAAGGCTTTTGTTTCGCTCGATTAAATAAATGAGCCTTGCAATCTCACGTTCACTCCATCCCTCCCGATTGCGATTGATATGGCATCCCGCCCATCTATCCCGCTTTCGTTTCAATTGCCAAGATATCCCGCCGTAGCTTTTCGCTATACGGCAAATTGTGGAGACTTCATTTAATAGCTCTTCTTTCGTTTCATAATAGCAGAAGATGATTTCAATGCCTTTTGCATGGCATAAGGAGCCGTCTTTTTCCCAAATTACCCGCCGCAAATTTAATTCCTTTATTTCTTCTAAAAAGTCCCTTCTGTCCTCTTCTGACTCCAATTCGAGCTCGAGTTCCAGAGACCAGAATGAATGCGCTTCCATGCCGCGCGGCATGCGGGGACGGGTGGCTTGGTGCCATGAGGGTATCTCATCTTCTCTGTTCTCGTTGCATTCAAGGCAAAGGACAGAATCCTCATAGTCAGAGCGCTCTGAGTTACAATAGGTTTCATTACAGTTTTCGCAACAAAAACTCTAATCCTCATAACATGGAGCGCACCAAAGACGGCTTCTCCCGCCCCTTCTAACATGATGCCCCCGATCGATAGGGAAACTGTTATGGCATTCATGGCAAGCCTCACATTCAGAGCAGGAATACCAATTCCCTTGCCATTCAATGGCATGTGAATCGTGACACGTTCTCCCGTTCTCTAGAGTTACGCATTCACTTTCGGAGTGCCAAGCATTAGTGTAGGCGCAAAACGCTAATGTAAAGCGCGTTGCGATTCTTCTCGCCCTTTCAAGGGGAAGGCCACGATTTTGATTAAGCGCGTTTTGCGCGATTATTTCTAGTCTCATAAGATACTGTTTTTCAATTTGTTAGGTTTGTTTCTGTCCCGCCGCCCACACCGCACTGAGTCTGTATCTTATGAAACTAGCAAAAGAATACAAGTAAAAAAATCTCACCTTCTATCTATGCGCCTTAGCACCTAATGCCCGCCTGCACATGGCGGAGATTATTTTATTCTTTTCTTGGCGCGGCAGCGCGGCAGCGCGGCAGCCCGGGCAGGAGATTATCTCGATCCAATCAGGGAAACGTCAGGATCTGTCCGGCCATCGGCGGCGGCAAACAGCCCGGCGGCGAATCTGCAATTTCAAATTTCAAATTTCAAATTTCAAAAATGGGAAATCCCAAAATCGGAATTTCAAATTTCAAATTTCACTTTATCATTTTCCGCATTTCATCCCACTTGCTTGCCGCCCTCTCCTGCGTCATGGGGATATGCACCTCTTCCACGGTAGCCTTGAACATGGCAAGTATGCCAGCCATCCTGACCTTATCCTCCTCTTGTGCGCCTTCGAAGAACCCTTCCTCATGCACCCTTCCAAGCTCCGAGGCAATCCTCTTTGCCTCACCGATAAACTGCGTGTACTCCAAGCCCTGCTGTAGGACAGGACAATACACAAATTTCAATTTTTGTTTTTTCATTTTGGCTTTAACGCCTGCATGAATTGATCGGTTATCTCCGAGTTCCCGTGAAGATGAACATGTTGATGCAACTGCTCCGGTGACTTGGCCTTCTCCAAAGCCATGTACTTGTCCAGTGTGATGCCAAGGGTAAGCACGGCATCTTTGGGTGCCATATGTGGCAGGGTATCCTCCACTCTCTGCATCGCCCCATCAATGATGACCTGCATCTTGTTCTTGAGGTTGGCGGAGAAGTAGGCGTTGCGGAACTGGGAGTCGTAATCCAAGAAGTACTGCCTGACCTCGTTGACCGTGTTGTACGAGACCCCCACTTTATCAGCGATAAACGGGCTGCCATGACCCTGACAGTACAGTTCCAGTATCTGCTTGCGCTGATCCTCGGAAACCCCCGCAAAGAGGCCTTTACCGTTGATCTTCTCAATCTGCACACCCATCACATGGTCTTCGATCTTGACGTTGGCAAGACCTGCCAGTTGACGGGCGCGGGTTTCGGCTGACTTGTATTGCCGCTTCTTCTTCTTAGGTTTCGGATCTTTCATAAACTATCACCTCGATGCCAAGGTCTGCAAAGTTGAGCGTAATTGGCGCAACCTCACCCATCTTGTCACCGACGAGTAGTCCAGATCCCACAAACTTGACCGTCCTGCCATTGTAGGAAACACGGAACCCGGTGTCGTTGTTCTTCCACAACCCCTCGTCATCCACAAAGATGATATGATCCCTGTCCAAGCGGATGGTGTCCACCAAGTCGCAGTTAAGCCACTTGTAAAGCGGGTCAAGGCTCTCGCCATCGTACAAGACCGTGCGTGCGGTTTGTTCGTTTGCGTCAAATAGCAGTGCTGTTTTTTTGTTTAATGCGATCATTTTTCCTTTTTAAATATCTTTCCTTTGATTGTAGTTCCCCGCATTCGCGGCAGTATTTCTGTATGCTTACGTTCTTTACAAAAGATTGCCCACACTTGCAGCAAACTCCAGTAGTTTTTCTAATTTTGTTTTCTTTTCTTTCCGAGATGACATCTGGGAATATGACCAGCTTGCGCCTTAGCCCGTCCAGTACGATCCGGTTTGCCTGCCTGTAGAAGTCCTCTGCTAGGCGTTTCTTATGCATTGCAGGGAAATGCTATCAATGATGTCTTTTGCCATTTGAGTAGCCGCGCTTCTTGACCAGCCAAACTCCATTATTTCTTCAATGAAGGCTTTCTTGTTAGCCATCAAGAAGAACGCAGTGACATCCAGATCATAGAAATCCAGCTTTAGTATCGGGTTTTTGTTTATCTTGCTTTTCTGTTTCATGGTTTGGTTTTTTTGAGTTTATCCATGAGCTCCTTATTCTGATCCTTAAGGGCATCGTTCATCACGCGCAGCGCGTTGTTCTCCAGCTTCAGGTCGAAGTTCTCGCATCTAGCGTCGCGAGCAGCCTGAAACACGTCTTTTGTTAGCAGCCGTCCATATTGGATGATGCCCTCAATCTCAGTCCGACTTAAATCAACGCAATCGGATTTCAGCCCGGCTTCAATGAAGCAGTTCTCTTCGTGTTGTGTCATTTTTGTTTGATGTATTCAATCCCAGCAGCGTCCAGAAGCGCATACAACCGCAGCGCCTCCTGCTTCCATGTTGTTTTCTTTTGCGGCACCTCGATGCCAGCCAGCCGCTTTAACTTGTCTATTGTACCAGCACCGATGCCTGCAAGCTCCTTGCTTGCCAAGGCTTCTATAAGGCTCTCCCTGCCCGTTATGTTGTATGCCTCGATGTAGCGAGCCATCTTGAAATCGAGCGGGACAAGCCCTGCCTGCGCCTCAATGCGGCGTATCCATAGTTGTCGCGGGTTCAAGCTCATTGCTGGGCCTCCCTTCGCAGTCGTTGCGTAAACTTGCAGATGTCGTGGTAGTACAAAACATACTCATCCATCGCATAGATTCTGTAGTACTCATTCCACCCTTCGATAAGACTGGCGGCTTTTAACAGCAGCGGTTGCATCTGTTCGATCTTCTCCTTTGCCTTTGCAAGCTGGGCCTCTGCATCTTCAACTGTCACGCTCACTTCTGCGCCTCCTTCACCATTTCGGTGCGCCCAACAGATTGGTGATCCCACTTGCCTAGCGTCCGCAGAAACGCCTCTGCGCGTTGACTAGCTGTGGCAAACGCTAACTCATAACATGAGTCAAATAATCGAGCTACATAATCGTCGGATTGCTCTTTCGTCAACTTCATCTCCGCCTCATGCATGGCGTTGAGATCGTTGCAGTAGTTTGGAATTGGCGTATGGACATCAAATGTCACGCGCATCTTCTCGTTTGTTCCAATCAGCCTTTTGTGAAGCCAGCCGCTTGATGTGCTGCGCGTAATGTTTTTCCACCCACACGCCTCAGCGATTGTGATGTTGATTTGCTCGTCAGTCATTTTTGATTGTATGTTTGGTTTAAGACCTGCATTGCAAGCCCGTCCAGCTCAATTTGAGAGAAGACAATGCTGTCTTCCAGTCTCTTACATAGCTTTCTGAGCTTATGTAGCCGCCTTGTCTTTTGCTCCAACTGCTTTCGTGCGTTTATATATGCCTGTTGCTCGTCAGTCATTGCAGTGCCTCCCTCGCTATTCTGCGAACTACGTCCATGCAGTCGGGCTGCGCGTTGGTAAGACTTAATTTTTCGATGCACTCCAGCGCACTTCTAAGACGGTTGATTTGCTCGTAAAGCTCATTGCGGTCTCTAGCGTCTACTCTAGCAGCCTCTTCAAGGATTGAAGTAATGCAAGCTACAGTGCTTTTATCCATTTTTTCCTCCCTTCATTAGCTCCCCAATCGGAACACATGGGCCATGTTTTATCTCGCGCCGCAGCTTCTCGTTCTCTTCAAGCAGTGCGATGTTGCACTTGAGTGCAGCGATCATCATTCCCTTAATATGTTCAGAGAATGGAGCATTTTTGATCGTCTGCATGAAGTTCTCCGTGCGAGCAATAGCTTTTTCCCAGTCACTTTCCATTTGCTCGATGATGTAGTCTGGTATCATTTACCCCCTCCCTTCTTCGCCTTCTCGCGCTCCTCGCGCTCCCTCTTCTCACATGCAGGGCAGAACCATTCATTGAAGAGATCCTGCTCCATCAGCTCATCGACGCACTTGTCGCACCAGTACTCGGGCTCGTCGTATCTTGGGTCACTGTCGTTTGCTCCAATACCTATCATTCTCATGTTATCCTCCTTTCTAGTGTGCAATGGTTGCCTTGAGTCTGTACGCTTCTGACAGTACTAGATCCGCATCCAGCAGTGCCGCCCTGTCGCCGGGGAATGAATCCAGATCATCCGGTGTGCGTCCGCGCAGTCGCGCCATAAGTTGCTGAATCGCTTCTATCGAGCGTTCGGTTAGGTGCCTGTGAAGCATGATCTCCTGCTTCAGTTCGCTGATGACCTGCGCCTGCCTGTTGTGCGCGTCAATGTACTGTTGTAGTTGTAGTTCCATTTGTTTTATATCGTTTGTTAGTTGACTGACACTTTCACCAATAGCGATCTGCTGTTGCAGCCGCAAGGTTTTTATTTGCTCCATCAGGTTGTCGATGACTTGTGCGCTCATTTTGTAAGGGAAAAGAATCTTGCAAGCCTGCCCATGAATCCAAGTTTCGTACTCACACCACACGGCCCTGAGCGTTGAATCGGAATGCTAATCTCGCGCTCCGCTGGATCTTCAGTGAGCTTGACGATAATGACTGCTGTTGCGTCCTGACCGATGGCCCGACTCTCCCGCGCCCTGCCCTGCTCGTTAAGCTGCGTAATCGCAAAGACCACACAACCCAATTCCAGCCCAAGTAGACGCAGCCTGCGGCTAACCTCGGCAACCTCGCGCTCTCGCGTGATGTCCTTGTGCGTGGTCAAATCACACCTGACTAGCTGTATGTAATCCACAAACAAAACCTTCAGGCCCTCTGGCGATTTTGCCATCGCTCGGGCCGCAGCCACAATGGACGCAATATCATGCAGATCATCGCGGATCACAAGCGGGGCCTTGGTCAGCACGTTCATTGCCTTGAACACGCCGCGCATCTCAGCCTCGCTCTTCACGCCTTCTGCCAATGCCCTGAGCGGCACGCCGCCGATGTTCGAAACAAGCCGATCAATGATCTGCTGGGCTGACATCTCCAGACTGACTATCATTACTCCTTTTTTCATATGTATATAGTTTATTTTCCAAGTTTGCGATTGTCTGCTTCATGTCGCGGATGTGATCCTGCAAGCCTTTGATGACTTCATCCTTTGGATCTTTCGGGCGACGATACACTGACGCATATTCCTCTAATGCCTTTTGGTAATAGTCCTTTGGAAGCTCGATTGGCGTTGACAAAAGATCCTTATCTTCCCCATCTGGAATGCCCCCGCCTTGCGTATCCTTCCACCTGAAGTATAGGTTCCAAGGCTTGATGCGCCTCAAATGCTTCTTCTTCGCCTTACCTTTTCCCGTTGCCGGGCCTTGCTGATGTTCCTGTTTTTTGTCCTTCATCTTTTTGTAGTTTGATTTCACAACTGATTATGTCTGTTGATTGATTCTGCGGCAGGTTTACAATGGTTTGCAGGTGGCGCTCCGCCGCTTCACGCTCACCCCTGAACACCACATCCTGCGTAACCTTCGGCCTTGGCAGGCTGATGTCGCCGATCACCGTTGTCCTGCGGATTATGACCCAACCTGCCATGACTTGAGTGTGATGGTTTTCATGATCGGCAACCCCGGCCAAGCGTCCAGTTCCTGACAGTGCTTGAGATTCGCGACCAGCTCGTCGAGCTTGAGGTTTGCGTTTTGCAGTACTGCCTCGTCTGGTTTAACCCACTGTGCAAGGTGCGGCATCTCGGTGTCCACGACAAGGAAGTAGAAGTCAACCTCATCAAGGCTGTGGATCTGCTTGAGCCCGTAGGCGTACCACGCCGCCTGCCTGTCGTACTTCAAGCCGAAGAACTTGGAGTCAAACCGCAGGATGTCGCTGGTGGTCTTGAGGTCCACAATCGCTGGTCTGCCTTTGATCTCGGTGATGAGATCGGGCCTGCCCTTGCACTGCAATCCACCGCGCTCCCAGAACATCGAGCCCTCGATGATCTTCTTTGCAGTGATCATGTTCATGAGCGGCTGGGCGGCTTCAGCGGCACCCTCGATGCGAGCAACCTCTTCAGCGTTCATTACGAACTTGCCTTGGTTGTCCACACAGAAAGCCTCCCATTCGGCCTTGCCAGCGTTGGTTCGACGGTTGATCTCCGGTGCCTGCACATAGTCCACGCGCCCCTCCAGCAGGAGCGAGTGAATGCAGGTGCCAATCTCCATCTCGCGGGTTGGCTTGAACTCCTGCCCTCCACGCCACTGGTAGTACTTGGGACACACGCTGAAGGCATCGAGCTGATGCTTGGACAGACCGGGCATCTTCCTGTACTCGGCCATATCCAGATTTTGAATTAGTTCTCGTTTCATTTTACTTTGTAGGATTTGTTGACTTGCAATGCTCCGCAGCCGATGACATGCCCGATGCTGTTGCGGATCAGCTTACTTGGTGACGCCAAGTCGTTTCTGTCTGGCAGCGCCTCACGAACGTGCGTCGGCACGATGTAAAGCACGCCCCTTTTTGGCTCGGGCAGATTGGAAACACCAGCAAATTCCGCGATCATAATCGGCACGCCTTCGATCATGTCCACCTGCATGAGGTGACCGTGACTGCGGCTGACGATTCCCGATGGCTCCAAGTCACCATATCCGGTGACGTTAATTTTGTGTGGTGTCAGATTTATAAACTTCATGTTGCAGGATGTTTGCTATTATGTTTAGTACGATTGTTGTTTTTCCGCTTTTGGTTTCTCCACCAAAGACGATCAGGTCTGTTTCACGCATTGGTGTGATATTGTCAATCTCAGGGAATCCCGTCCGTATCCGCATGTTTGCGTCATCGCCCTTCTCGTAACGATTGGTCGCTTCAACAAGCATTGCGTTTTTGTCCAGAATACTCGGAGGGCTGATCTCGTTCTTAACCCCTTCACTAACAGCCACAAGGGAAGTCAGGAAGTCATTAAGGTTCAGTCTTAACCTCGCCCTGCGCGTTATGGATGACGATCTGCATCGCCCTCCTCTTTGCCGCAGTGCGGGTAAGCTCGATGAACTCGGGTGCAAGCGCAAGCAGGGGGCAGACCGTGTACAACTCACTCAACTCATAAAACTCCAGATGAGTGTCCTGCCGTGCCAGCTCGTACAGCACACGGATGTCCGTCGCCTTGCCTTGCGCGGCCTGTTGCAGGGTGACCTCTGCAATCTTACGCAGGCGCAAATCAAAGATGTCTGTTGTGCTGAACGCGAGTTCCGTGATCTTAAGCAGGGCATCTTCGGGGTGGTTGAGGATGACGCTGATCAATCCCTTCTCCGCCTCTTCAGCCA